AAATTATTATGTAATATTGCCGGAACGTCCGTTGATCTTGCCGGATCGGCCCAGATCGGCTATAAATATCACAAAATTAGCATTGGGGAATGAAATGAGCGTACCTGAGACAGTCTACAGTGCGACCAAAGTTTTCGACAATATCAGCGGCTTGCGGGTCATTTCGATTGACGCCAACGGCGGCTCTGTGGCCATCAATGTGCAACATGGCGTCGGAAACTGGATCATCGTTGATGCGTTCTCGACCGACATCGCTAAAGTGCTGGATTTCGGATACAACCGCACCTATCAGTTTGTTGTGACCGGCGCGGCTACGTTCGCCCTCTAAATCAAGGATAACCGACATGCTGCGTGATGTGATCAAGCCCATTATTTCCAGCGTCATTACTGATCTATTGGGCAGCGTGTCGGTTCTCGCTCTATTCGCCGCTGGCGAAGTCGGGGTGTGGTTCGAACCGAACGACATCACAACGCTGCATCAGGACATCCATGCCCTGACGCCAGTAACAGCGCCGGGGCAGATTTGCGCACTGATGCTGGATAAATCCAAAGGGCTGGCGCAAGGTCCACAGTTGGCCGACGTCAACACTCAGACCATTTCGCAGGCCACTGGCGCAAGATCTGGCGCTGGCTGGAACCTTACCGCGACTGCAAACTTCCCTACCGTAGCACAGCCGGGTACACCCATTACAACGGGCAAACTGTATCGCGTATCCTTTGCGTGGTCCGGTAATGATGAACTCCGCACTGTAGCTTTCAACATTGGTGGGGTATTCATTGCTACCCTTGGAGCCACCGCGTCAGGGTCTGTAACTCGCACCGTCATGGCGACAGGAACGGGAACTGTCCAGCTTTACACCTCAAATGCTGTAGCTGGGGACACGCTATACCTTGAAATTACTTCTGTCACAGAAGTGCAAGGCAACCACGCTCAACAGGCCACCGCAGCGCAGCGTCCGACATATGGGGTGATCCCGTATGGCGGGGTGCGGAACTTTGCGATTGGTTCTGGTGATGTTGGAAACGCGACCTACTGGCCATCCAACACTGTAAATGGCGTAACCGTCACTAGAATTGCATCCGGTATTGATGTGGATGGTTTGCCATACAATGACTGGACCGTTAGTGGGACTTGCACGGCTACCAGTGCAATAAATATGTACCTTCGGTCGCAATCGAGACTTCCGGCTACTATTGGCTCGGTATGGACCTCAAGTGTTATAGTTAAGCGCATCGCAGGTTCGGCGCAGCCATTCAACTGCGGTGTCAGGGCAGAGGCATATGGCGAAACAGCGCCATCTACGACCACCGAAGCATACAATGGAAACCTTGTTGATAGCGCAACTGAAACTGTTTCAACGGTAACGGCGACACTTGCGAACGCTGCAACAAACCAAGCTGCGGCAACGGTCAGTTTCAGATCGGAAATCGGTGCGACGTTAAACGCTACATATCGCATCAAGGCATTGCAGTTCGAAAAAGGGTCTGTAAGGACCGCCTTCCAACTTTCCATGTCCAAATACAACACCACCGAAGCGGGCAAAGCTACAGTTGGCGCGCTGTTTCCAGATGGCATCGACGACGGCATGGTAACGCCAAGCATTGATTTCAGCGGCACCGACAAGATGACGGTCTGGGCTGGGGTTCAAAAGCTGAGTGATGCTGCGCAAGCCGTGCTGTTAGAGTTGTCGGCAAACTCAGGAACGACACCTAATTCGTTTTCGCTTCAAGCCCCCGGTCCGGGTGTTTCCTTTAGGTTGGTATCTGCGGGTAGCGCAACTGGTTCAGGTATTGCAGATGCGACGGGATTCCCCGCACCTACGGCTCGGGTTCTTACTGGCATTGGTGACATATCGGGGGATAGAGCCACCCTTCAGGTCAATGGCTTGCAGGTAGCGCAGTCCACAGCTGACCAAGGCATCGGAAACTACAGCAACAACCCAATCTATCTGTTCCGGCGCGGTGGCACGACTTTGCCATTCAATGGCATCTTCACGGGTCTGATCGCGCGCGGCGCTCAATCGTCGGCGGCGCAATTGAAAGACGGAAACACCTATCTCAATTCAAAACTCGGAGCATATTGATGGAAACCGTCACCATAGCTTGCCCTGTGGCCATCACTGATCCAGATGTTGACGCCGCAACGGCGCCGATCTGGCTTGATGCGGATGGGAATCAGTATGCAATTGCATCCGGCATGATTGAAGGGCGCATTGCCACTGATCACACCGTTGCAATGCCAGATCGTGTCACGGTGTTTGTCGGTGTGGACGGTTTGTTTGCGCTTGCGGCAATGGGGCTGCGGGTCAATGACGCATAAGCTGATCGAACATACGGATGGCAAGTTGTATGTCACGCCCGATACTGCTGCGGTTATCTGCGGTACAACGAAGGTGACGCTGATCAACTGGCGCGGGCAGGAAAACCCACCACCATTCAATGATCAGATCAAAGCATACCCGCTGGCAGAATTAGGTGTGTGGGTGCGCACTGAATTGATTTTCAAAAAGGGCAAGGGTGGTAGCTATCCCATGCTGCCTGATTTGTCGCGTATTCCCGGTCGCGCCATAATGCCCACAGGGAGAGTGAAGCCCGCGCGCATTGATAAGAACGATGCTGAAATCCGCCTGAAAACGCTGCAAGCCGACAAAGTGGAAATGGAACTGAAACAGACGGCCGGTGAATTGATCCCGGTCGAAGATGTGACCCATGCGCTTTCGAACATGGTTATGCGGGTTAAAACCCGTCTGTTGCGCATTCCGACTGCCATTGCCCCGCTTGTCGTGGGATTGACCGATGTGTATGGTGTCCAGAAGCGTCTCGAAGATGGTGTACGCGAGGCTTTGGATGAACTTTCGGAAGACTGGCGTGACGGTCAGACCGAAGAAAACGAGGATGAGTGATGGAATTAGCGCCGCTTTGGAATAGTATTTTGACCCTTGCCGTTGCGGTCGTTGGGTATCTGATCAAGGGTCAACTTGATGAAGTGCGGCGCGTCACAATCTTGCTCAATAAGACGCGCGAAGAAATCGCCAAAGAATACGTCACCAAAGCCGAAGTTCACGCCGATATTAACCGCGTCATCACCAGATTAGATGCGATGGACGCCAAGTTTGACCGCCTTCTTGAAAGGATGGCAAAATGACTGTCAACCAAAGCACTATTGATCTTGTTAAGCATTTCGAAGGTTTCCGCGCCACTGCCTATTCCGATCCGGTCGGCATTTGGACGATAGGATATGGCACCACTGCTGCTGCTGGTGTGGGTATCAATCCGCGCGCCGGAATGACTATCACGGAAGCGGATGCAGAACAGTATTTACACGCCGCACTCGACAAATTCGCGGCCATCATTCAACCATCCATTACCGCACCGATCAATGAGAACCAGTTCGGCGCGTTCGTGTCGCTGGCATATAATATCGGGCCGGGTGCGTTCAAGAAATCGTCGGCACTGCGTCTGTTCAACGAGGGTCAGACCAAGAAAGCTGCGGACGCCATTCTGCTTTGGGATAAGGCCGGTGGCAAACGTATGCGGGGTCTAAGGTTGCGCCGCGAGGCTGAACGCGCGCTGTTTCTGACCGTTGCAGATGGGGAAAAGCCTGTTGACCGTACCAGCCCGATCAAATCAACCACTGTGCAGGCATCGGTTATTCAAGTTACGTCCGGTGCCGGTGCGGGTCTGACTGCCATTGGTGCATTGGATGGTACTGCACAAATCGTCGCACTGGTGTTCGCAGGTATCGTCATTCTGGCCGCCGCATGGGTGATGCGAGAGCGTCTACGCATGTGGGCGGAAGGGAACCGGTGATGTGGTTTCGGCTCAAACTCTGGGCGGCACTGCTGTTTGCGATCATCACCGCGGCGTGGATCGGCGGGCGGAACTCGACCCGCAAAACGGAGTTGAAGAATTATGCCAAAACCCGCGAACGTATGGATGAAGTCTCTGGTGGGGATGATCCTGCTGTGCTGCGTGAGTGGTTGCGCGAACGCGGTAAGCAGTAATGCGATCTGCGACGGGACCAAAGTTGCGCGGACGGAACATGCGGCGGCTTTGGCTGACGATGGCGGGCCGTCTTCGCTGGTTACGGGCGCGCAGTTGATCCGGTTGCTCGACGCCGGGTGCACTGAACGCTGATGGACTATAAATTCGCAAGCCCTGTGGACATCATGTCAGGCGTAATGCCTGCATTTCGTCCACCACCGGATATTACGGTTTCGGAATGGTCCGACAAATATCGTCGCCTCTCGGCTGAATCGTCCGCATCGCCCGGTCGTTTCCGCACGGAAATGGTCGAGTATATGCGTGAACCAATGGATATGGTGGGAAAGCCCGGTGTCCGGCGCATTACTCTGATGACTTCGGCACAGGTCGGAAAATCAACGATCATTGAAAATGTGATCGGATATTTCATTCACCAAGACCCTTGCCCGATCCTACACGTCTCACCAACGCTCGATAGCATGAAGATGTTCTCGAAGGAACGTCTGGCACCGATGATCCGCGATACTCCGGCACTCCGCGGTATCGTCAAGGATGCCCGTAGCCGCGACAGCGGGAACACTCTGGCATCTAAGACCTTTCCGGGCGGTCATATTGCTATGGTCGGCTCAAACGCGCCTGCGGGCCTTGCGTCGCGCCCGATCCGAGTTGTCGTGGCCGACGAGGTGGATCGTTTTGATTCATCGGCAGGCACGGAAGGCGACCCGATCAACCTTGCGGTCAAGCGAACCACGACATTCTGGAACCGTGTGATCATTTTCGTTTCGACACCCGGTAATAAGTCCACCAGCCGGATTGAACCTGAATTTCTGCGTTCCGATCAGCGGTATCGCTGGTGTCCATGTCCACACTGCGGTGAGTATCAGCGTCTCGTATGGGCGCAAGTGCATTGGGAAGATGGCTTGCCTGATACGGCGCATTACGTCTGTGAGCATAACGGCTGCGTCTGGGATGATCAGGACCGTAACCGCGCCGTGCGGGCCGGAGAATGGCGCGCAGAGAAGCCTTTCAACGGAAATGTCGGTTATCACCTGTCGCAGCTTTATAGCCCGTTTGCGCCGCTTGCTGACGGGGTACGGGACTTCCTCGATTCGAAGGGCAACCCGGAACTGCTGAAAACGTGGGTCAACACGTTCTTGGGCGAGACATGGGAAGAACGCGGCAAGCGACTCGAATGGTCCGACCTGATGGATCATCGGGAAGACTATGACACACGCGACAATATCCCCGAAGACATCACGCTGATAACCGGCGCCGTTGACATGCAGGATGACCGCGCCGAAGTGGAATTTGTCGGTTGGGGCGATGATGCACAATCTTGGTCGCTTGGATACCAGAAAGTTTATGGCGACCCATCTACACCTGAGTTTTGGCAAGACCTGCGCGACGTAATTAGTGAGACGTTCATTCATCCGTTGTTCGGTGAAATGGCTCCGCGATCAATTGCTATTGACTCTGGGGGCCACTACACCACCAGCGTTTACAAGTTCACCCAGATTGTCCCCCGGACTGTGGCTATCAAGGGCGTATCGGGCGCAGGTAAACCGATTGTCGGTCGACCGTTGAAAAACACGCTCGGCAATGCACGGGTGTTGCCGCTTGGCGTTGACACGATCAAGGAACTGGTTGTCGCACGGTTGAAGATCACCGATCCTGATGCAGCGGGGTATTGTCGGTTCCCCGCAAATTACGATGATGACTATTTCCGCGGTATGACCGCCGAAGAATTACGCACTACCTATCATAAGGGTTTCCCCAAAAATGAATGGGTGAAAATCCGTCCGCGCAACGAACCGTTCGACTTACGAGTGTATAATGTCGCTGCTTTGGAGATGTTGCAAGTGGACCTGAACGCACAACGGCGGGAAGCGTTGCGTAAGGCGGCGAAACCTGATACCTCTGTGACAGAGAAGGTCACGAAGGCAATGCCGGGACGGCCAAAGACATCTTGGGCAAACAGGTGGAAAAATGGCTGACCCGTTTGATACCACATCGGCACCTCTGACCGAACCGGAATCCATCCTGATCGGATCATTCACCGCATGGCGCCGTGAAATCACTCTTTCCGCTGCAACTTACAGTCTGAAATATCGGATGATCCCGACATTCGGCGGCGCGGCGATTGAGATTATCGGGACGACCACAGACGGTTTGATCTGGACCTTTGACGCATTGTCGTCAGTGACTTCCGCATGGCGCGCCGGGACGTATCGTTGGGATTTGATCGTTACTCGCCTAAGCGATAGTGAAGTTGCGATCACCGAAACGGGGATGTTGCGGGTATTTGCAACATCCGAAGATCGCCGCACCCATGCCGAAGTCATGGTCGCAAAGATTGAGTCGTTGCTGGCGGGTCGGGCCGACTCGGATATTGACAATTATTCAATCAAGAACCGCTCGATCAGCAAAATGCCGGTCAAAGAATTGATCGAATGGCGCGACTATTACCGTTCCGAAGTGGCCCGCACTGGCGGTTCGACCACGGGAGCGGGTAAACCCAAGAATAACACCATCCGCGTGAGGTTCGTCTGATGTTTGGATTCCTGTCTCGCAAGAAATCCGCTCCGGTGCCGCCCGCCGCGCCGCGCGCGAAGCGCAATTATATGGCCGCACAGAAC